GATTTAGCAGAAGATCCTGCTGAAGAAGACGGATATGATGATTTAGCTAAATCTATTATAGACTATTGGAAAAGCACAACAATTCAGCCTTTGAAAGCAAGCCCACCTGTGCCGCCATGTAATACGACGGCACCTCTAGGAGGAAAATATGTTCCTATTTATTATGGTAACCAAGCTGGATTAGCAAATAAATTAAGGAGAGCGTTTAACACTGGTAAAAAGTTTAAACTAAAAGGGATGCACAGACCTCCTTCAGTAGCAGTTGCAACTGCAGTCGCTGCTGCGTGTAGTATGCACTTATTAGAATTAAAATTCATATATTTAGGAGGAATTATAACACCAACTTCTCCTATACCTATGATCGGGTTTGTTCCCGTAGTGTTCTAGAAAAAACAAATATATAAAAAGAATTATTATTAACCACTTAAATTAAAAAAAATGTCACAAGACGTTAAACAAAAAAGAAAAAGACTTTCAGGAACAATGCAACCAGAAGTTGCTACTGAAAAAAAAGAAGATCGCGTTTTAGCTAATGCTAACGTACCGCCAGAAGAGTTTAATTGGGCTGAGCATGAAGCTGGATGTCCATCACAAACTAGAAAGGCAAACACGAATTTAAAAAACATTCCACATGGCTGGAAAGTTTTATGTAAGGATCCTTACGCACAAGATTTCTTAAACATTTTAATGGGCCACGAGGCAGAAACACCTAATCAACAAATGAGTATTGAGGCTGGTGAGATCTACACTGGTACTATTTATAGTGTAAATACTGAATGGGTATCTGTTGATATTGGGTATAGAGAAATGGTGTACGTAAATTACTTAAAAGAAGAAGCAAGTATTAGAGAATCTTTTATCGTAGGAAATGAAGTTAAGATTCAGGTTTTACAAATGGGAGGAGCTAGAGGATTTGTTTTAGGATCTATTTCAGCCGGAGTTAAGACTGCTGTTGCTGCTGAGATAATGGAATCTATTAAAGACGGAAACACTGCATATATTGGTAAAGTAGCTAATATGATACCAGGCGGAGGTTATATTGTAAATGTGCAAGGTATAGATTGTTTTATGCCAGGTTCTTTGGCTGGAATTAATAAACTTCCAGATTTTGAATCTATAGTAGGAACTGAGATGTATGTAGTACCTGTTAGTTTTTCAGAAAAGAGAGGAACTATTGTAGTATCTCATAGAGAATATTTAAAAGCCATGATTCCTTCTAAGATTTCAGACCTTAAAGAAAATCTTACACAAGATTTATCAGGTAATGTTACAGGATCTGCGAAATATGGAGTATTTGTTGAATTTAACGAGTGTTTAACTGGTATGATTCATGTTAATGATTTAACACCTGAATTATTAAAGGCCCACAAAGCTAGAGAGATACAACCTGGTGATGCAATCAATTTCAAAATAAAAGAAATTGTAAGTGAAACTAAAATCATTCTAACTCAATTAGATGCTAAACCTGTTGTTGATTTATGGGAAGGTATTGAAGATCGAATTAAAGCGCCTACCCAAGTTATTGGTAAAGTTAAAGCTGTTAAAGATTATGGAATCTTTGTAGACATTGAAAAAGGAGTTGCAGGTTTATTACATATTTCAGAACTTGAAGGTATTGATGTAGAAGATATCAAACCAGGTAACGATATTAATGTTAAGGTTACAAGAATAGATGCTTCGACAAGAAAAATCTTTTTAAAACTATAAAAAATTAATATTTTTTAAAAAAAAGCGGCATAAAATTTTTTTATGTCGTTTTTTTTGCTTATATTAGTATAGTAATTAAAAAACAAATAAAGATGCCTTACATCACAAAAGAACAAGTAAAATCAAAAAGAAAAGCACTTAAAGAAGCTCTTCCACAGTACAAATTATCTATTACAACTGAACATTATTCAGGTATTAAAGTTGCAATTATGTCAGGTCCTACTGATTTTGGAACTGAATATACCCAGCTAAACCAATATCATGACTATCGTGCTGAAACTTGGAATAGAAATACTGAAGAGTATGAAAGTAATCCATCAATTGCAGATGTTATGGATGTTATTATGCCAATTTTAAACGAAGGAAAGGGAGCATCAACTGAAGATGGTGATTATGGAATGATACCTGATTACTACACTTGGGTCCATATTGGTAAATGGGATAAACCTTACGTTATTAGTTAAATCCGGGTATTATGATAATATAATACGAATATATAAACTAACTTAAGTTTAGAATATATTCGCGGATGAAAACATTTAATGATTCAGAAATACTGAAAAACGCCTTAGTTGGTGTAGAATTTGAATTTTATTCAAATATTTCAATAGAGGAAACTGCTAAAGAACTTGCTGGGATTTTAAATAAAAAAATCAGAGTAGAGGAACAAGCACATAGTGACTTTGTTGTAACTTCTGATGAGTTTAAAATAGAACCAGACATGAGTGGTGGCGCCAAGTTAATGGAATTAGTAACCGGTGCAGTACCTTATTATTCTGCGAGGTTAATGATTATTAATGTGTGTTCGTGGATAGAAAAGAATGGATATACTAATGATAGATCTTCAATACATTTGAATATTTCTTTTGATAAAAATAAGATTGAAGATAAAAATAGAATATCTAAAATGAACGTTCTTAAGTTTATTTTAGATTTTAAAGAAAATCAAGTTTTTAAATTCTTTCCAGAAAGAAAAGATTCAGCATACGCAAAATCTATTAAATTTATTTTACCTAACAAAGATACTTATTTCTTTGACGGTAAAACAATTAATCAACAAAATTTTATTTACCACGATTCTAAATACTATGGAATTAACTTTGAAAAAAGACATAGTAATTATTTAGAATTTAGATATATTGGTGGAGCAGATTGGGAAAAAAAGACATCAACTATATTACACATGTTAGATAGTTTTTTAGTTCAATTATGGAATTCAACAGAGTCTAAAAGATTTACAGATCTAAATGCACTAGAACTTAAAAAAATATTAGCAGATAATAAGAGAATTATAGATTCTAGAAGAAATTGGAGAGAAATTGAAAAAAATTGGAAACATATTCAATTCAGTGTTGATTTAAATAAAGAAGATAAAATAGTAGATATTTACTGGGCAAATATAAAAGAACAAGTTATGCGATTATTTACGCATGGTGCGATTTCAAAAGGCCATATAAATTATGATACTGATACCGGTAGGGTTCAAGTAAAAGATGGAAAGCTATCGTATTGCGTTGAATTAGATAATTATGATTTTATAAATTGCCATATTAGAGGAGAAGTTTCTCACTCTGATTTATTTCAATGTCAATTAGAAGGATCTGATGTTGATGAGTGTAATTTTTATGATAATTGTCAGATAAACTCTTCCAAAGTTAAAAATTCATATATACATAAAAGCTGTCATGCAAATGATGCGTATATATATGGAACAAATGGAATATTTAAAGGAAGTATGAAAGGCGGAATATTTAGAGAAGGTAAATACGATAAAAAAACAGCTAAATTCGATAACACTGAAAAGGTGTTGTATCAAGAAGTATAAAATAAAGTACATATAAAAATGAGTAATATATTTGTAGGAGACGATTCATGGTTAGCAGACCCTCAATTAGGGAGTGACTGTTTTAATGAATTTGTTAATGAACTAGCAGAAGAAGTTACAGGGTCTTGTATGATCCCTATGAATCTTCCAAAGAAAGAAGTTCAGAACATTGTAAAAAGAGCTAAAAAATGGTTTTATAAAAATTATGAGTATTCTGTAAAAGAATCTTTTGTAGTTTTACCAGTTGCTCTTTTTGATTCAGAATATTTTAAACAAAATAGAGCTATCACACTACCTGGAATGGATGACACTAGCAAAGGAAACGAAGTTTATTCAGTTTACGGTGTATTTGAAACAGGATCAAGATCGGGAATGACAAACGATATTAATTTCACGACCGGTGATTTTGCAATGGAAAGAATGATGGCTCAAGGATTATATGGTGGAGCTGGAACTGCAGCAGCAGCTGAAAATTTGCAAGCCTATGTTATTAATGAAAGTTTTTACGACTTAGCAAGACAAGTTTTAGAGAATCCAATTAGTTTTCAATATAACCAATTAACACATCAGTTAAAATTTATGGGAGATACTCCTAAAAAAGATGTTATATTAGAAGTATATGAAACTATTCCAGAGTGTAATCTTTTTAGTGATGAAGCATTCTTTAGATATTGCGCAGCAAAAATAAAGGTTTCGCTAGGACAAAAGCTTTCTATATTCGGATTTACATTACCTGGAAATATTCAAGTAAATGCTGATGTTATTCAAGGTTTAGGAGAAACTGAATTAGAAAATGTAATTGAAGAAATAAAAACAGATGAAGGTGCTGATTGGATGATGCATTCTTAGTGGTATATATAGATATATGGAGTTTTACGTAAAAGAAATAGGAGAACCAAATTTTAGCCCAGATAAGCTGCAGCAAGACGCTGAGCTTTCTATGTTAATGACTCAAATAGAAACAATACTTTTCACGAGAAAAGGAGATGTTCTAGGTGATTTAGAGTTTGGTGCAAGTTTAGAAGATTACGTATATGAATTAAGATATAATGATTTCCAGCTAAAGAAAGTAATTAATGAGCAAATAGCTCAATACGCACCTTTAGCTCAAAAATATAGTGTAGATATTCAAGTTGATTACGCAAAAGAAGTAGACAGACACGCAGTGTTTTTAGATATTACTATTGATTCGCGACTTCAATTAGGAGTATACATATAAAATTATAAAAAAAACAAATGGCTGAATTTAAATTTTTAAATACATCTAGAATTAAAGCTAATGAAATGATCTCAGATACGAGAACATACATTGCTCGTTTATATGGAAGAACGAGTGAGTTGTTTACGACTGCGTCTCCTTTCTCTCAAATTCTTGATGTTTTATCTGAAATAACTAAACTAATTTTCTTCTATATTGAAGACTCTACGGTTGAGCAAAATATTTTAACTGCACAAAATCCAGAATCAATTTATGGATTATCAAGGCTAGCAGGTCATGACGCTTTTAGAGGTGCAAGTGCGTATGGCGAAATAAAAATAAGACTAAACACATCAGCATCTACAGATATTGCAGGTGACGCATTAAATATTTCTAAAAACTCTACAATTAAATGTTCTTCAAATGGATTAGAATACATTTTAAAGACAAACGCTGATAAATTTAGAATTGAAAAAAGTAACTCAAACTATATATACATACCAGTTATTCAAGGTAAAGTTGAAAACCAAACAGTAACAGCTACTGGAGAAAAACTTCAATCTTTTAACATTATAATAAAAGGCATAACAGATCATCACTCAGTTAGAGTAAGCGTTAATAGTGAATTATGGACTAAATATGATTCTTTATATGACATGAAGGTTGGTACTAAAGGGTATTTAGTTAAAACTGGAATCAACGGAGGGTTAGATGTTTATTTTGGTAATGGTTCTTTTGGTTCAATTCCGCAAGAAGGAGCAAGTATTGATATAGAATACATTGTAACAGATGGTTCTGGAGGAAATCTCACAGGTTCTAAAGATTTAACTTTTAAATTTGTAACTGAAGGATTTGATTCTTTAGGAGAAGAACATGATTTAAACCAATTATTAGAATCTTCATTTACAGTAACTCCTAAAATGGGAGCAGACCCTGAGGATATCGCATTAACAAAGTTAATTGCACCTCTACAGTCTCATTCATTTATTTTAGCTACTCCAAATTCTTATGAGCATTTTCTTTCAAGATACGGAATGTTCTCTTATTTAGATGCATATAACACAACTGAAGACGGATATTTAGATGACGACAATGTGATTTATTTATTTATGTTACCAGATACAAAGAAAAAACTAACAAAGAATAAAGATTATTTTAATCTAGGGTTAGATGAGTTCTTTTTCTCAAGTGATGAAAAGAATGGAATATTAAATCTATTAGAAAAAAGCGGACAACAGATGGTTACTACTGAAGTTAAAATAGTAGAACCTAAAGTACAAAAATTTAGAATGGATGTTAAAGTAAGATATTTTGAAGGTTATAACAAAAAAACGTTATACTCTGAAATAAGATCTAAAATTAGCGAATATTTAATTAGCATAACAAGAAGAGACCGTTTACCTAAATCAGATATCATTGCAATTTTAGAATCAATTGAAGGTATTGATTCAGTTAACGTTAAATTTACTTCTCAAGTTGAAGAAGACGCAAGAAGAAATGGATTCTATACTTTAGAAAAAGTAACAGTAACTCCATCAACGCCGGTATTAGAAGATATTGGAAATGGTAAATCTAAATACGTTTTCTTTAAAAGAACTGTAACAACTCAGAGAGTTGATTTTGAACCTAATGCTGCATTACCAGAAGAAGTTATTAACTTAGATTCATTTGGTGATATTATTTTAGAATCTCAAGAAGTTGCATTGTTTAGAGGAGGTTGGCAAGATAGAGACGGTGTTGAAGTATTAGATGACGCTAAGCTTGGCGAAATGGCAGCACTATCTATTTACTTTGATGAACCTGCTGTAAAGAATACAATATTCGCACAGATACAGGCTAAAAATAGAAAAGCACTATAATGGCAAATTCACCTATTCAAAATTTATTTAAAAGTAGACAAAAGAGAAATTACGAAGTACGTAAATCTGCAGTAGATTCTAGAAAAAATTTAGGAAATGACTTCAGTGAAAATATTTTAAGAGGTTCTTTATCTGCATATATTATTAGAAATAATACGATGAATGATTTTATAGTATTAATTCAAAAGGCATTAACTGATTTAGTAAACGCAGTAACGTATTTAAAAGGATTTAAATCGTTTACAACAAAAAAAGATTACAAAAAATTTAGATAATGACATATAAAAATCTAAGATTTTACGATAACGATTCTAATGACCTTAATTTAATTTACAATGATGAATTAGATATATGGCAGGGTGTTGTATATTTACCATTAGTTTCTGCAGGGCTATATGAAACTCTAACGTTACACGTTTTAGAAAATGTAGAAGGACCTTTATTTGAAGATCTTTATGTAACTCCAATTGCAGAATCAATAGGAGATGTTGCATTTAAATTTAAATTTGAAAAAGACTATAATTCTAGCGAAGACGTTTTTCTATATAGCGCACAATCAGATAATGGAGAGCTTATAGTTAAAAAAGACTTATTTCAATCAGAACCTATTTTATCTTCAACAACATCTACTTCAACATCAGGAGATAAAAAAGTAGTCACTGCAAATTTACAAGCAAAGCCAATTACATGTCGAGTTGCTTTAAATTCAGAAGAAGAAGGATTTCATATAAAACCTTTAAGTATTGTTGAGGTTGTTGATGGAGTTGAAACTAGAGAAATAGCAAACATTAAAATATACGGTGAAGTTGAGGCTGAAGACGAAAGACTTAAGACTTTATTAACTAACATCGGAATGAATTTAGGTGATTTAGATTATTTTATATTTAGAGACTCAAACATTAGCGAGCAATCACCTGACCACATTCTACTAAACCAAAAGAGAAAAGAACTATTATTACAGGCTTCTTCTATTAAACCTTTTATAGGGACTTATAAAGCTCTTTTACGTGCTATTGATTTCTTCGGATATGATAAAATTACGTTAAAAGAATATTGGTTAAATATAAACGAACAGAGCGAGAATTTTGGAAAATTAAAAGCAGTAGCAGTTCCTAATCAGGAAGTTACAGGGTTTTTAGCTGACAAAAATAAAACAACGGATCTTCCTAACTCTAATCAGAAGAAAACATCTAGATTTTCTTTAGTATACAGATTAAACAACGCAACTGGAGAATTAGATCAATGGGATATTCCTAAGGTTAAAGAAGCTTTAGATTATTCTCCAGATGAAGTTTTAGTAAAATTATATGGTTTAAAAAATAAACTTCAAAAAGATTATTTACCATTACAGGCTAAGATAGTCGATATCACAGGAGAAGGAGATTACTTTTCTCAATTTAATCAAAACGTTTGGAATAACCAACATAATATTAAAGATCAAAACGCTGGAATTGAGTTTGTGCCTGAAAAAGTACCAGCTCTTAGAAATGTTTACATTGAAGATTTACGTAAAGTAGATTATAGACTTACAGGATTTAATCAAGACTTTAATAGTATACCGGCTTCAGATAAATTAGAAATATGCGAATCTATAGAAACTTTTTATAGAAATTATTATGATTTAAGCAAGGACACTTTTAATACTTTAGATGGAATCCCAATTGGAGCTCCAGTATCTTTTCATGTTGAAAGAGGATTAGAAGATTCATGGGATTTTGCTGAATTTACATGGGAAGACGCAACGGATACTGGTAATCATCTTTTAACTTGGGAAAACTGGTGGCATAGAGGAGTTTATGAAATTGAATGGCATTTACTAGGACCTAGAGGATATGATAAATCTTTTAGAGGACCTGTTTACGAATGGAATCATTTTCCAATGACTTTACCATACGCTGGTAAATATACTGTTGAAGCACATTTACATGATTTATACAATGTACGTTCTACTAGAATTCATAAAGAATGGATTGAAGTATTGAATAAAAATGTTGAAGTATATGGATTAACTCAAAGAGCTACTAAGAAATTAAATTGGAATGAGTATACATATCAATGGAATAAAACTGGAAGTAGTTGGGATTGGTCTAGAGAAAACCTAATGCCAGTATCAGATACTATAAGTACTCTTTATTTAACAATGGATAGAGCCAATTATATGTCAGACGATAAAGACAATGGAACTCCACATTCTACTGTTAGGAGATACATAGATCCTAATCAAGCAACTGGTTTTAACGAAACACCAGGACCATATCAATGGGGAGATTTGGAAACTCAAACATGGGAAGACGGTCCTGAAACTACTTGGAAAATGACAAGAATAGGATCAGATATAAATTCTTCATTTCAGATTAAGATAGCAAATTCAGATGGATATTCTCAAGGAACTGATTTAGTAATTGAGCAAACTGCTGGGTTTGGGACAATAAATACAGATTCATACGCAATTCAATCAACGTATCCATCTGACGCAGCTGATGTACTAGCATGGGAAGCAGTCGCTGACGAGTTAAACAATGTAGATCCTTTAATATATCCTATAATTTCTAAATTTAATTATAATGCTATCCTAGTAGACACTGATGGTAATTTAGTAACTGGGAATGGATCTTTAGGACAGGACGTTTGTCCTTATATATTAGCAGTTGGTAAAGAACCGGCACGAACTCATGATTTTAAAACAGTATCTTTTAGTAATCCAATCGGAGGACTTATAGATCAAAAAATTAACTTTACAAGTTACAACCCAGGGTTTGATGATACATATATAATCAACAACTTAGCTGAGCTAAATTTATTAAATCATGTCACATTTTCATATGATTTAACCAACATGCCAGGGGTCGTAAAATCAGAATGGAAATTGGTTAATAATACATTAAATATCGAGGATATATATTATAGTAATCAGAGATTAACTTATTTGTTAAAACATAAAGGATATTATACAATTAATTTAGATTTAACTGATTCAAATGGCAATAAAAATTCAATAACAAAAAATATTTTAAAAATAATTTAAAATGGCAAGTATCACAACAATTTTAGGAACAGACAGTTTAGCGTCTTCAAGAATCTTAATCAACGACAACTTTTCGTCTCTAGACGATAACTTAGATCAGGTTACAGGTTTATTGAACGTTCAAACTCAATCTTTAGCATTAACAGGATCTGTTAGCGCTTCAGAACTTAACTTAACTAACGGAGGATCTAACTTATTTGTAGTTAACACATCAAATATAACAGCGTCTTTACCAGTTACTTTAGAAAACACATTAATATTAGAAGGAGGATTAAGACACTCTGTTGCTGCAGTTTCTGCAGTACCAACAGCAGGTAACTATGAAAAATCTACGTATCTTTTAGATGCATCTGGATTAGCACAGCCTTTAGTATTTCCAGCAGGAGATGATGGACAAGAGGTTACTATTATAGCAGACGGATCAAATGTTCAATTAGATGTTAATAACATCGCTGGACCAACGGCTGCAACAATATTACCTAACGGTACTTTAACAATGAGATACTATAACGGATTATGGTATTTAATCTCTGATGTTAACTGTACTCTTACATTCTAATAAAAAATAATAAAAATTAAATGGCTACACCATTAATAAGAATACCGCAAGAACAGGGTGGTACTATGTATGCTTTTTCTAGCGCTGCTAGAGATCTTACTCGTGCTTATTATAACCCTGATGTTGTTTTTGAGTATTCAAAATTTGCGCTTTTAGATATTCCAGTTGTTGCTGAGCCATCACCTGGTAGTACTAATAATTATATTCAATTTAGTAATCTATTTGAAGGTGGACCTGTTGGTGGAAACTCATCAGCGCCAAACTATAGTGATACACTACCCGACGATAATGCCAATCGTCACTTTGCACAAACTTTTCAAAATTACGCGCTTAATTTAGAAAACTTTATATTAAATGATGATGATTTTGATAACACGCTATACTCTTCTGATTCTGAAAAAATATTTTTTAAATGGTTAAATCATTTAGGAGCTTTTAGAACAAGGCCAGCAACTTCACAAGAAGCATCTACAGGATATTCTAGAGTAGTTGAAGAAGATGATTCAGTTCAAAATGGATCTGAATATAGCCAAGTAGTTAAATATTTAGGAAATGTAGACGTAACAAATGATAAAAACTATCAAGGAGATACGTATAATGAAGTATTTGTAAACGTACCTTCTTACGTAGGATATACACCTAAAGTTTTATTTAAATCTAGTGATTACAACACTACAGCAACTTCTTACGAGATTTTAACTAACTCTATTAACGGTAGAAGTGGTCAAGCACATCCGGACGCAAATATTAATTTAGATCCTTTAGCAGATAGCTCAAACGGTTCTATTAATATAGACTCGAATTCAACATACAATTACGGGATTGAATGGAATTCTTCAGCATATTCTAAAATTGTAAGTGATAAAAAATTAAACAACCTTTTAGATTATTCTAAAAGAGGTGGAGATTTTAGATTTAATGCAATTCTAGTATATTATGATGTTTATTCTAAATCTAATTCTGGAAATAGATCAACAAACTTATACGGTGTTATTTTATTAGATAATTGGAAATATGATCCAGCAAATACAGGATGGTCTTTACCAGAATTAAGTAAATATAAACCAAACGAAGTAACTGGATTAAACGGTAATGCTTTCGCTTTAAAACTTAATGTTAAATTTAATTCATCATTAGACAATGTGGGTATTGAAAAAAATATTAATGATTACTCTACGTTTTCAATGGATATTTTCTTTGACTCAACGTCTGCTCTTGAAAACGCAGCAAAGGTATTGTCAGATTCAAATAATAAATTTAATGAGTTAGCCGATAAAGTTAATGGTTTAGAAAACTTATTTTTAACATCAGTACAACAAGAAAATTTAAATATAAGAGTTGACGAACTCGAGGTCGCTATTGAAAATGCTTCTTTAAATTTTGAAAATTCAGGTTCTGTTTTAGATTTAATATCTGCAACAAACATTAGAATAAACCAAATTATTAACGGAGAGATACCAACTGAAGTACAGTATAATACAGATGTTATAGTACCTGGTGATGGTATTGCAGTAGATAACTCAATAGAGAATAAAGTAAAAATACATAATAAAAATTATGGATACGTATTAAATGAAGTTTATAATTACGATATAAATACAAACGTAGTATTAGATGCGATTAATGCGGGTAATGAATATAATCCTGCTCTTGCAATTGATAAAGGTATATGGACAACTGTTAAGAAATACACAAACCTTGTAAGAATTTATTTAAACGACCAGGATGTATTCCAAAATGATCTAAATATATATTTAGATGACAGCGTTAATTCTTTTAAAGAAGGACAAGTTATTAAATTAGTATTTAGAAAAGGTTTTTATAAATTCCATAAACAAATTAACATATATACTGACGTAAATAACGGTTGGGTTTTAAAGAAAACAATCAATTCTTCAGATTTAATAAGTAGTAAACCATACGTTGAGCTTATTTGCGTAGACGAAACAAACAAGACATTTGAACTTGACATTATAAGATAATAAATATGAGTGCACAAAATTCAATATCTCAATTACTAGAACAGTTTCTAGAATTAAATACTAATTCTTTAGAAACTTTTAATCGTATTAATGAAGCGATTTCTACAGATAAACAAACAGTTACTGTTGATTTATATGATCCATCAAATGAGGGTAGTGTAAAATCAGTACAGATACCTGCATTTGGTTATTTGAAAAGAGAAATTGAAAGACTTAATAAAAACTTAGAGTCAATTACGAATGTTGATAAAGGAGGCGCAAATGTAAGATTAAAAGATGGTACATATAGAACATTATTTACATCTAAATTAAAAGGACCTTCGGCTCCTATTACATCATTAGCGGCACCAACTCAGTTTAATACAAAATCAAACGAATTTTTTGAAGACTTTTTAAATCCACTATTAACTATTAAATTAGATGTTAGTGGTCAAATTCCTGTAGAAACTGAAAGAGTTTATATAGAAAGATTTATTTTTGATGGGTCAGATCCTTTAACTTTAGAAAGATTTAAAGAAGTATATAAAGGAGAAAGCGAAATAAGTCATTCTAAACTAGAATCAGATATTGCAGAAAATAATCTAAAACACTACGTTGATTCAGAGGTTATTGAATTACCAGTAAGATCAGTTCAATATTTTGGTAAATTTGACGTAATTAAAATAACTAATGAACAGAGATCACAGCTTGTTGATGGTATAACTCAAACAAAAACTATTAAGTTATTCACAGTTGATAAGTTAAGTTACTCAGATGCTTCTAAATCACTTAAAGACACTGAGGTTTTAAAAGTAAATGACTCTTTAGTTGTTAACTCTGGAAAACTTAGAACAAGATATTTAATTAAATCAATAGATAATTCAACTTCTCAAATAGAACTAGAATTAATTGAAGGGTATGAGTCTATTAAAGTAGGCACTCAAATGTTAAGTGTATATAGAGATGTTGATTCAGATTTAGATATAGAAATAAACGTTGGTTTTGATGAAAGACAGATAGTTTTTATAAAACCAATAGACGCTTTATCAAACATACCATCGGATGATTATTCTCCAGGGGTTTCTTTTTATTCAAATGAATTAATTATTAACGGAGCAGACGGTAGAAAACAAACTTTATCTTCTTATTATAGAGAAGAGGTTGCAGACTTTGGTCAATTTATTAAATCGTTAAATGTTGATTATATTCCACCATCAAGCGTTGGTGTAATGCCAAAATCTCCTACGGTTTCTGCAGAAAATTTAAAAGTTGTACAAATTAATAAACACTTAACTAATAATACAACAACACAAAAGATTCAAAGATTAAAATCTGATAAAATAGCTGAAGAGCAAAATTTAAAGAATTTAAATGAATCTATTAAGCAAAAGAAAACTTTACTAAGTACTAAAAAGTTTAAGTCTACTGTAGAAAGAGATAAACAAAGAAATGAATTAAATTCTCAAATAGCTGTCAAAGCAGCATCTACTCAATTATATTCTTCTATTGTTTCTGAGATAAAAGCTTCTGCTGAATCTTCTGATTTGAATACAGTTAGCCCTAAATTTAGAGTTAGAGGTTTTTGGCCAGTTCCGGATCCTATTAAAATCGGAGAAGGACTTTCACAAGAAGTAGTTCAATTTAAAATAAGATATAGATACGTTTCAACTTCTGGTAAAACTAGTCAAGTTGAACAAATAGAATTTAATGACAGTAGTAGTCAAACTTCTAAAACAGCTGCATTTTCAAACTGGATCGAAGTTGATGGTCCTGTTAGAAAAAGAGAAAAAGGAGAAGACGGTAAATATAAATGGATTACTGAAAGTGAAGAAGACGCACAGGCGGTAAACTTTAACTCTATAGACGTTCCTATTAATTCAGGAGAATTTGTTGAGGTAATGGTTAAATCAGTTTCTGAAGCAGGTTTCCCTGCAAATCCAGTGACAAGTGATTGGTCAGATATTATAAAAGTAGAATTTCCTGAAGGAGAGCTTTCAACTGAATCTTTATCAGATTTAGTTTCTTCAAATAATTTAGATTCTGTAAAGGTAGATATTAATGATGATTTAACGTCAGCCGGTGTATTTGAACACATTAGCGATAATTTTACAGCTGGAGATAAATATTTTGCACACTCTGCAAATGCTTTAGCTTCTGGGTTTTTAACGCAAGAACAATCGCCAATATCAATATACGATAAATTACTAGAATTACAGAACGAAATTACGAGATTAAGATCTCAAATAGAAGGTGCAATTGGAGAACTCACTGTTGAAATTATAGATGAAGATGGTAACGTTACTCCAGTTACAAATAATTCTAGAGTTAAATTATTCGCAGGATATTATACTGAAGAATTACCTGAAACTAATTACAAAGGGCATATTGTAACTAAAAACTTTAAAATTAAATTATCAAATAATCAAGGAGCAGATCTTGAATTAATCGCAAGAATACTAGGAGACACTTCTAAACCATCTTGGATTTCTTCAACAAATACTACATTTGGTCTTGGAAATGGATCAGTTGACACGGTAACAGCATCAGATTCTTATTATACAAACGAAGGTAAATATGATTTAGTACCTATCGTTTATCAGAATCTTGAACTTGAAGATTTAGTATATGATTACTTTAATGAAGGACCTGAACAATCAACTCAGTTAAGAGGACAATTCATATATTCAAGATTTAAAAATATTGCAAACGACAATACTTTTTATATAGATGATCAAGCAAATGATATACCAAATAATAAAAGTGGTTTTGATCTTTTTGAATATGGTGTACAAGAAACATACGGTATAACTGGAGTGACTGATGTTGGATCAAACGGATGTTATGATTTTTCTGGTGTAAACTGGGTACCAAATGCTACAGCTGGAAACAACACTATAGATTATATTTGGAATGGTATTTGTAGAACCTCTACATCAGATCCTATACTAAGTGATCCAATACCAATAGGATCAGTATATGGTTATGACGACGGTGTATTGGTACACGTAAATCACCCAGCTATTGTAGAAAATCCAGATTCTGATATTGTAGATTTACAGTCTAACGGATTCTTTAGTATTCCTAAAACAGCATCACTTAGAGCTAACGAAATTAATGGTAAAAAACAAATACCTTTAAAATTAACAGTAGATTCTGTAACAACGGATTCATCAAATCCATATAGAACATCTATTAAAACATCGTTTGAACCTAATGATCAATATTTATTAGGTGGAAAATCATGTGGATCTTTCTTATATCTTTCGCCTCTAGATAATAAATCACATGTTGTGAATGCTAATAATAAATCTGGTAAAAAGGTTATAAGTGCAAACGGAAATAATAGTGTAATAATAGATTTAGTTTTCCAATACAGAATGACTGATTATAATGGAGTTGGAGATACAGGTACTGGTAGAATTGCAGGAGCTATTGGAACAACATACGAAAATTTAACTTATTCTAAAAATATAGGTATTGATATATTAGATTCACAAGATAAAGATTTTAAATTTGATTTAGAGGTTTTTGCAAAATACAAAACAACTGGTAAAAATATAAATTCTATTAATTCTTCAATGTTATCTAACTTTATAAATACATCTGGAGCTTCCGGTGGAGGAATTGGAGGACAACAGTACATTCAAGAACTAAGGTAATTTTGTTTAATAATTATCTGGTTAGACTGCGGTTAAAATACAGATATATAATCTAACGAAAAAGAGTTCCCATAGATGGCTATAAAGTTTAATATTGAAAATAATGAATTAGATAATAATTCTTTTGCATTACTTAGAACTAATCCAAAGTTTACTAGTAACATTAAGTTAATAGTAGATTCTAGTGAGGATATATTTTTAAGCTCTTTTAAAGCAAACAATACACTTTCTAAAGTAAAATTCCAAAAATTTGAAATTAAAAAGAATGGAGAATATTCAAATGATGTTGCCCAATTTTTTAAAGGAGTACCTGTTAAAGAAAGGTTTGAAACATTAAGAAAAAATTCAGATATTACTCCATATTCAGAATATTCATATCAATATGAAAATCAATATAATTACGGAGCTAGTTTTAATTCAACAAAGCTATATGATGAGCAATATAAAATGTTTGCTCCAATATGGTTAGAGAGAAGAGTACCTAGAAAATTTGTAGTGTATAGGGTTTTAGACGTAGATTATAAAAATAAATACGAAGAAACAACTGAAGGGCAAAATAGCAGAATTTTAAACTTATTAAAAGATGCAACTATTATAAAGACGTTTGATCTAACTAGAAATAGTAATGTTGGACAATATTTATATAATCACGTATTTAGTAAAGCAATGCCAACGTCTTCATTAGATTTTAATTTTGGAGAACAAGGAGAAATATCATATAATGGTATTGATACTTCTAAAGGAGGTTTTGCTAGCAAGCTAGGTTTGATGAATTCTGAATATTTAAAAGAACAAACTCCAGAAATATACGCAAACGAATTAATAACATCTGGTTTTGAAAATAGTGAATTAATTTCAGCTAATTTAATCAACATGGAATTTATGTTTGATGACGTTAATGCTGAAGACTATGAAATATACAGATATTTTGGATTATACGTCGATGATATTGAAGAAGGTACTTTTAAGATAAATACAATATCTTCATCTAATACTATAAGTGTTGCACCAAAAAGCGTTGAGACGTCGTATGATTTACAAAACACTGAATTAATACCAGAAGATTTTTTACCAAATACAGACGATTTAAATAAGCCAACTTTAAATTATATAAAGTATAGTGATAAAGATTATATGCATATTAGAAATTTAAATTTTTCTAAAGATTTAAGAATTCCTATTTCTAAAAATTCGGATGATATTGATATAATAGAATATACTAAATCCGATAACAAAGTTAAAGCGATTGATAAATCTATTTCAAATAAAGGATTTATTAGCTTTAAAGTTACTGATACACCTAATCACAATGATAGATTATTTATTGCAGATAAAACTGAAATTAAAATAGAAAATTATAGTTTATATGATTTTACTTTAATAGCAGATGAAAATTTAGATGCTGGTAAATCTGTTGATAACAGGTTCTCAACAAAAGGAGGAGTTCAATCAGTCGCTATTGCGATTGGTAGAGTAATAGATCAAAAATCTAAATTATTTAAAATTATAGTTGATAAAGATACAATAACTATAGAGGATTACGCTAACGGAGATAATAGAAAAAGACTAGTGTTCGGTATTTATAATCAAAATCTTAATCAGTTTGTAAGTGTTGTACATGGAGAATCTGGAGACGCAAATCTTTCAAATACTCTTGTAAACAATCCACCAATAGATACTGACTTTAATGATTGGAGTATGTTTACTCCAGTTGGAGGTTCTAAAAAAGGAGCAGCATTCTTTGTTGATAAATCAGAGTTAGGAGACGTTAAAGTTAATCAATATTTTAAATTTAGCAACTTAAATAAATATGTTAGAATTACTGCAATAGTAAACGACTATGGTGATTCTAATTTATATAGAGTTATATTAGAAAATAATATATCTATACCTAGCGACGGCGATATTCAATTATATGATAAATTTAGACCTAGTTTTGGAAAATTTAGTGCATACGATTTAAAAGATTTCGATTTCGATTTTTATAGTACTCAATATTCTGATTTAGGAGAACTTAAATATGAATTAAGCTCTGAAAAATTTAATAATCCTTTGATTCCTGTTTTAAAACAAGAAGAAATTGGAAATACGGAACAAAACTCTATTAGTATAAGATCAGAGTACGATAGACTTTCTGAAAATAAACTTAAAGAAACTTCTCTTTTAAGTAGAGTGGTTCCAACGTTTATGAAATTTAAACTGAAAGGAGCTACTAACGCTAGAAATAAACCATACTTATTAAATGCAAGTGAGGTTTTTGGTGCAGATAATTTATCTCCCAATATAAAAATAGAATCAGGAAGATCTATTGATAATTTAAATATGGAACATTTCCATATAAATAAAATACCTAAA